TCTGTATATTTATTGTTATAATTGGAAATACTCACGGAGGAACTGACATGAAAACCACAGGACAAAAAATAAAAGAACGCAGAGAAGAATTGGGAATGAGCCAGCAAGAGCTTGCGAATCGTGTCGGACTCAAAACAAAGAGCGCGATCAGCTTGATTGAGAATGATAAGCGCGGAATTGATAAGGATCTTCTTGTTAAATTTGCGAATGCCTTGGACTATCCGATTGATGAGCTTGCAGAACCACGCAAGGGCTTAATCGTAAAGATCAATACAAAAAATGTCGTTCATAGGCTTCTTGAAAAAGAAGACATAAAAAATCTTATGAATGATTATCTTGATCAGGTCATAAATATGACTGAAGATGACTATGAAGCAAGAAATCTGCTTGAAGATCCAGACCTTAAAAGGCTCATACTGTACGCTGGCGCGAATATTCCGACAGAAAACCGACGGCTATATGTAGATGCCTTGATTGGAACTATCAAAGTCCTGAATGAGGCAAGCAAGAAATGAAACGTGCAGCATTATATGTACGGGTAAGTACGGAAGAACAGAAAAAGAGAGGCCTGTCCGTGGACTCCCAGATCGCAGCGCTCCGGCAATACTGCCAGGAGAACGGCTGCACGGAGGCAGGCCTTTATAATGATGCCGGAATGAGTGCCAGAAAAAGCTACCGAAAGCGGACGGAGCTGCTCCGGCTCATGGATGACTGCCGGGCCCACAAGATAGATATCATCCTGTTTACAAAGCTGGATAGATGGTTTCGGTCCGTGGCAGACTATTATGAAGTTCAGAAGATCCTGGACGAGTGCGGAGTGCCGTGGAGGGCCATCTGGGAAGATTATGAGACGGAAACATCAAGCGGGATCTTCAAGGTCAACATAATGCTTTCCGTCGCACAATCTGAGGCGGACAGGACTTCTGAAAGGATCAGGGCCGTCAACGAATACCGCCGGGAGTGCGGGGATTACATCGGGCAGGCTCCGATCGGATACAAAAGACAGAATAAGCGCCTTATCGTTGACGAGGAGGCGCGTGAAGGTGTGCAGGCATTCTTCCGTGCCTATCTGAATTACCTGCCAATAAAGGAGGCTGTAATGGCCGCTAAAGAACATGGAGTGCAGATCAGGCGGAACACGGCATATTTAATGTTGAAATCCGAGACCTACGCCGGTAATGCCTTCGGCTCTGTCTGCGAGCCATACATCACTCCGGCAGAACATCAAAAGATCCGGGCTCGCCTCCGTGACTTCGTGAGAGCCCCGAAAGAGTCCCGCAGTTATCTCTTTCAAGGAATCTGCCGCTGCGGATATTGCGGCGCCAAAATGGCTGCCTCGGGTCGTAAACGGCATTCCGAAAAACGCGGGGATTATCTGCAGAAGGTATACCAGTGCCGGAACACCATCGGCAATTACCAGACGGATCCATGCCCCGGCTGCGGGATCAATGAAGATGTGCTCGAGGAAATGATCCTCAACGAATTCGATGCCGCTCTTGCCGCATATAATGCAAAGATAACGGCTTCACATCTTTCAGACGAGTATGTGTCCACTGAGAAGAAAAAGGGCGCCCTGCGGGCCAAATTGGAGCGAATTTCCGAACTTTATGAAGACGGAATGATAAACCGGGAGAGATACAAAGAGAAAAAAGACAAGATTCAGGCAGAACTGGCAGCGCTTCCGTCTCCGGATACCAGCAAACCGATCGCGCCGCTTCCGAGAAACTGGCGGCAGCAGTATGCGGAGCTGTCCGAGAATGGAAAGCGCGAGTTCTGGCACAGGATCGTCAAGGCCGTGAAGATAAAGAAAAACAGGGAGATCTCGATAGAATTCTAATCGGTGTGTTTGTGTCCAATCTTCCCATGGAGTCTGTACACAAGCGCACCATGCGGCATTGGTTCAATGGCAGAATAAAAGCTTCCCAAGCTTTGGACGCGGGTTCGATTCCCGTATGCCGCTTAAATTTAACAGTAAAATGCAAAAAAGGACGGCCATAACGGGCTGTCCTTTTCCGTGCATAATGGTAGTTCAATTAGATGGTGCTGCAGGCTTCCGACGCCCGCCGATCGATATGCTATAGGCTATAGTAAAAGTATAGCATAACGGCTTAAAAATATCACTGAAATAAAAAATGCCCCGGATCTCTCCGGGGCCTCACAAAGAAAGGGTGAAAATGAAAAGTACAGGCTATGGCGCCTGATTGCCAGAGGCGGCTGTGACACCGCCAGAGGCTTTATAACATTAAAGGAGGAACTAGCCTTATAAATACCAGACGGACTGTGCTCCAGTCTCATCTGAGCGGTACAGAGCGCATGCACACGGGCCTGTCTGCTCGAAGTAGTACCATTTTCCGTCGATGAGCTTCCAGCCGGTCGCCGCTGCGCCCTTCTCATCAAACCAGTACCAATGCTGAATGCTTCCGCCGGTCTCCGCGATCAGCTTCCAGCCGTAGGAGTTCTTTCCGGTCGAATCCTGATAGTACCACTTTCCGCCGGAATAGACCCATCTCCATGTCTGGTCGAGGATCTCATACTTAGGACGACCATATCCGTAAATCTTAGCATTTGTAAGAGCGTAAGACTTCCTGCAGACACATCCACCATTTGGCACGACTTCCGACCCGTCAGATGTATTCCCCTCAATCGTGTAGACGTTTGCGGAATCCACCTTATAGACGAGTCCCGTATGATATATGGTTTCGAAGCTTCCGGACTTAGCAAAGAAGATCTGATCTCCCGGCTTTGGCTGCAGGCCTGCTGCCGCATAGTAAAACGCTTCCTTGCCGATGTAGAGCTTTGCCGATGCTTTCGTGTAGTCATCGAAGCGCCCTCCGAGCATCTTCTGGGCATTGGTGACCCCAAAGGCCTTATAAAAGCACCAGTCCACGAAGCAGTCGCACCATGCTGCCGGGAAGTCTATGATCTCCGGAAGGATGCCAGAAAGCTCATATCCGTATTTCGTGTAGTTATCTGATCCGGCATAAGCGGTCTTTGAATAAAGGCACTCTTTGCCGTAGGTCTGCCAGGCTCGTTTCGACTTCTCGCAATAGCCGACCTCGTCCATCGCGATCCGGATGACCTGGTCAGCTGTTTTGCTCATGATAGACCTCCGGCACGCCGATCAGCAGGCTTTTCACGAAGGATACGATCCCGGCCAGCGCTGACGCCGAGATCACCACCGGCCAGTTTACATCACTCAGGACGACGGCGGTCGTGCCGATAGTCGATACAAAAGTCTGTCCGGCTGTCCATGCAGCGCGGATCAGAGCTGGCTTAATTAATGCTTTAACTCTCTCATTCATAAATCATGCGCCTCCAAATCTTCCAACATCATCTTAATAATTAACTCTTGCTGTTCTTCCGTTAATCCTTCAAGGTCTGTCAGATCCATTTTCGTCCTCCGGCATCGCTAACAATTTCCGATAAAGTTCTGTGGCAACGTCATTGCCGCCGAGATCGTGATATGCGGCATAGAGTTTCTTGATGCTCTCCTTTGCATAGATCGGACACGCGCCCTTCTCGCTGTATTTGTTGTAATTGCTGACGATTGTTTCCCGTAAGAGCGACTGCACGCCTGCCGCGATCGCTTCATTTTTTGCTCTCTCAAGCTTCAGCTGCGCGGAAATCGTCCGATAGCCCCAGCCGAGCAGGGCAAGGGCAGCGGCGAAGACCCACCGCACCCAATTTTCTGAAATGTAAAGTATGATCTCATCCATCGACTTCCGGGCTCCCGCCGACGATCTCATCAAATTCAGCCTGGCTGATCTTCCCCAGTGTCAGGAAGTCCCTGACTTTATCGACGGAATAGAGCCCTAGGTCATAAAAGCGTTTCACAGTTAATGCCAGTCTTGTCATGCCTCTGCCTCCTCATCTTCCAGTAGTGTGTTGGTCATGAGCGCCGTGTACATGGCCTGTGCCTCGATGCGGTCAAGCTGTGTCGGCTGCGGGTCCACCGGTTCCGGATCAGGCATGGACTCTGGAGCGGGCGGCTCCGTCCAGACAGATCCATCATTCGAGAACTGCACTCCGTCCTCGAGAACTCTGTAGACGGTCGTGTAGTCTGACCAGTCCCCGAGCGGCTCCCCGGACATACGAAAAGTCTTGAAGCCCTTCTTGCTCTGCGGAAGCTTATCTCCGATGAGGGTGCAGACATGCTCGCCCTGCACTCCGAAGGTGACTTCATAGACTTTCTTGGAACCATTGAATACTACTTTTATCATTGGTTTCCTCCTTCTATAAAAAAGAGCGCCCGGAGGCGCTGGTGGTTTACTTGGTTATAAAATGTGGCCGCATTTGACACTTCTTCGAGAGGTGCGCGGCCTTCTGTCCTTTGTCGTGAAGGGAATCTTTATCGACAAAACTGCCATCTGACCTTGTTGTTGACAGTATTAACTTGGTGTCAATGAACTTTTCAAGTAGTGCCAACAGCGGAAACGGCAGTACACAGTATATACAGTTTGCTTTTTCTGACGGAACGATTCGGCAGTATAGCTTTTCGCCTTCGGGAATTGGAGCAATGTATTACAATGGCTCGACATGGACTACAATATGGTCGGTTATCGGAAGTCATTAAATAGGCTTTATCTGTAATATATCAGCATGATTGCATTAGCTACTTGTTCTGCGCCGTTTCTCACACAAGAAAGGAGCATCACTTGACCGTTTGCCGCTTCAAAACTCCAAGCCCCCGCATCTGACGCAGTATTATAGTAACCATGTGAATATCTATGTGGATTAGCGTTGCCTACATGAGAACGCTGAATTAAGAAAGAGTCACCATATATACTATTCCACGGAAACTGTATGACAATGTTCAACTCGTTCCACGAAGTAGGTAATCTAACAGGAACCGACCCTTGCTGTGAAGCAAGAAGTTTCCACTCAAGTGAGTTCGATAAAGATTCCTTTAAGGACTTCGCAGCTGATGCCGAGGCGACCTTATTGGTGAGGTCTGTGGATGCGATTATCTCCTCCAGCGTAAGGGCATCCGTGTATTTAGCACGGGCCCCGACGCCGGCATCGATCTTATCCGCATTCGCATTGAACACATCCACGTTATAAAGTTCCGTCTGGAGAGGTTTTTCCAGATTAAGGTTTGGTGTATATGTTGCCATATCTTCCCTCCGTTAAGTTATCCAGATACGCTGGAAAACAGTGCTGTAGTTTGATGCCGCATTCCTGATTCCAAAGTATCTGCCATCAGCATACTGTGAATGCGTTGTTGCGATATCCATGAATGCTGTTCCAACAGAAAAAGTCTGTGCAGTCACACTCTGCCAATTCTCTTGCAAATCAAGTACAGAAACATCTCTTGTGCCATCGGTTACCCTGATTGTTGCATGGAATGTTTTGCCAGTATAAGTTGAGGCGGTTCTTACCCAATCCTGATTTAATTCAAAGTTATCCGCATTCCATGTAGGCTGGCCATACCTGAACGCAAGTCCGTTGTTATACCAGCCCTTGTTGTAAAGGTCATTAGCATAGTGAGACGTGCCATTGACCCATGTGATATACCAGCTTGCGGACTTGCTGCCGGTCGTGCCATCGCTCCATGTAGTGTTGGATGTATCCCGGAGCGCCCATGTGACTGTATGCGTGCCCAGTGCATCCGTGGATGTCGTGCCGGACTGAGTCTCATAAGTGCCGTTAAATCCGCTGACGGAGACCGTTCTGGTCGTTCCGCCAACAAAAGCAAAGGAAGTCGTCCCGGTAAGTGACGGAATGTTGAGCTTCAGCTTTGCCACGCTCCAGCTGCCGGTCTTGTTGCCGGTCGTGCCGTCCGACCACTGTGTTGATGCAGGATACTTAAGCGACCATGTAACAGTCCAGGAACCTGCGGAAGTGCTCGACACCGTGCCGGACTGATTCTCATAAGTTCCGTTGAAGTTGTTGACCGTGGGCTTAAAGGTCTTGCCTGTCGCCCATGTGTAAGAGTTATTGGTAAGTGACGGAATCGTGAGCGTACGCTTTGCAATGCTCCAAGACAGCACTACGGGAGCCGTGGTTCCGTCTGCCCAGGCATATCTCTCTTTGAGTGTAAACGTAACAGAGTAATTGCCCGCTGCCGTAGCGCTTAAAGTGCCGGTGCGCTCCATTGCATCGGCATCATACCCGGTAATGGTAGGGCTCTTTGCGGCATTGTCAAATGTGAAGCTGCCGGACGTCAGGACCGGCTTCGCCACATACTTTGTGGACTCATAGACCAACACATTTCCACGGTAGAGATAGTCTAACTTGATGCCGTGATATACCACCTCATCGAGAGCGGTGCCATGATAGACCATGCTCATATGCGTGCCTCCTTATTCGTCAATGTAAAGAGTAGTCCCGACCAAGCGGAGCTTCGACGCCGGCAGCCAGTCAACAGCTACATTCTTCAGCATATCCTGGAAGCTGTCCACGCCGGAGACCGATGCGTGATACCGTGCGATCGGGAGCTGGTAGATCGTACCGCCATTGTCCAGATCATCCTGCTGCGGGACCGGATAGCCGCTGGAAGATGTCAGCGTTTCGATCGTGCCCTGCAGGAAATCACTTTCTGTGTTGGTCTTGCTAAGGTCGATCTGGAAGACGGTGAGACAGTACAGCTCGCCGGATGCCACAGTGACAAAAGGTATCGTCTGTGTGCCGATGATCTGCACCTGTCTGCCGGAGATCAGCATATAACCGGCTCCGATATACATGTTTGAAGTGTCATGTGTCAGCTCACAGCCTCCGGTCACTCCGGACTGATGGCCTGAGAAGACATTCATGAAGTGGCCCATATTGGCTGCACTTATGGTCTGCTCATCAAATGTGATTCCTTTAATCATTCCAAACTCCTTATTTTTTCAATCAGTGTGACCTTTAACTTCCCGAAGGAAATCTGCACGAATCTGCTCTCACTCGTGATGCCGTGTGCTGTTACCAGAGAGGACCGGATGCCGGTCTTCGTCTTGATATTCGCCTGCCGGCCCACATAAAAGTCTCTGTAGTCATAGATCTTCGAGTCCATGAAAAGTGTAAAAACTATTTTGTGAGTGTAGTTATTGGAGGAGAATCGGTTTGTGACTTCCTGCCGCATCTCCGCTTCTGTCTCTGCCTCGATATATACCGACCGTGTGCTTCCTTTCGCCCGGTTTGGATCCGTGCCGTCTGTGGTGACGGTCCTGTTCGCCAGCAGGTAGTAGGTATGCTCCGTCACTTCCGTGACCTCATCGCTGCCTTCCGTGGTATGCCCCCACTGGACGTTGAGCTTTGTGAGTGCATCCACGCTGTAAGTCTCCGTATAATTGGCGATATCGGAGAAGGACACATCGATATTGACCGCGGCTGCCTGGTCTTTATAGACCGAAAGGTCGAGCCTTCCCTCTGTGAAGGAAAAATCAACATACACTCCGTAGTATTCTAGGGCGTTTCCGAGATAGGTTTTCAGATTATACGCCCCGTCGGTCAGGCTGACCGTCGTGCTTACTTTTGCCGCCACAGGCGTATGCGTGACCGCATTCACATGCATATAAGATCTATCCAGCATGCTGTCGCCAGAGCTGATCCAGTTATCTGCGATAGCCTGAGCGATAAAGTCCTCGATACCGGCGGAGCTGATCAGTGCCTCGTTTCGAATAAAGATGAACCTGTCGAAAAGATTTTCCTTCTGCCGAAGCGTGATCGTGTATGCAGCCGAATCGGAGTCTGTGTTGTAGTTATCACAGATTCCTACGAACACCGTACCTCCGGCGCTCTTGCAGATGACAAAATCATCATGATCGATCAGCGGCAGCCGGCTTGTGATGATCTTCGATTTGTTAGAAAACTCCGAGTCCGTCTGGAACTCGAACGTCTCAAACTCCAGCACATCCTTTATCCGGAGGGTAGCCGCATCGAGCACATAAGCCAGCAGCTTTCCATCGTTGACGATCTTTCCGAGGGACGCGATTTCCTCAGTATGTGAGTGCAGCCAGGCGTGCGTATATCGTGACAGCTGTGCATGCGTATACGAATGCAGCATGCTGTGCGTGTCGTATATGGTTCTGATTGCCATCTGACCGCCTCCTTACACAGCGCGGAAAAGCTTCTGCATCGTGACGACGATAGGCTGTGTTATCTGAGCATCCGCTTCGACCCTCAGGACGGACTCGCCGACCGGGAAGCGGAAGAAATTATCATAGTTAATGTTAAAGTCCGGCACCAGGTTCGTCTGTACGCCCTGCGCGTCCTCCTGATAGCAGTACAGATCTCCGTCGATGGAGCTGTACTTGATGGCCTCGCCAGCATCGGCTTCACCGGTGATCTCCACGCGGGAGACCTCTTCACCGTCCACCTGCAGGATCAGCTTAGG